CAGGCTTTAAATTTTCAATACAAAAATTACCACATGTAAACTATTTTTGTACTTCAGCATCTATACCTGATATAACATTAGGGCAAGTTGATCAAGAAAATATCTTTATTAAAATACCAGTTCCAGGTGATAAACTTATATTTTCACCATTAGAACTTAGATTTTCAGTAGATGAAGATTTAAAGAATTTCAAAGAAATATATGATTGGTTAGAAGGCCTAGGATATCCTGATAATTTTCAACAAAGAGCAAATTTACAAAGTGCATTACAACAAAATAATTCTAACACTGGTACTGTTTATTCAGATGGTTCACTAATAGTAACAACTGCACAGTATCAACCAAATATTTCGATAAACTTTATAGATTTATATCCAGTAAGTTTAGGTGGTTTAGAATTTAATACACAAGGCACCGATGTCGAATATTTGCAAGGCTCCGTTTCATTCGCATATAGAAAGTATTCAATTGACATTTTGAAATAAATATGATATAATGATACTATGATTATAAGTAATGGCAAGTATATACTTGATCTTCAAGATCCTCTAGGCACTGTCTATGAGAAAGATAAACTATTGTTTAAAGGTTTTAGTGGTACTGCTATTAAAGAGTATTTGAGATATGTTCCTGAACATAAAACGAAGTTCAGAGGACAACTAGCACATAAGAGACAATTAGATTTAGCTAAAGATTTAGAACAAGCCAGACTTAAAGCAAAGGATAAAATGAAATGAATTGGTTAGTAGTTGTTATATTCTCAGGCGTTGTGGGAGGATATCAAGATTTATATATTTTACAACAGCCTTCTTTTGTTTCGAAAGAAGAATGTAGAACAGGATTAGGTTCAGAAGAACTTAAAGTAGCACTTACAAAGCAACTAACAAAAGAGTATACAGCATATAAACCTATAGAAAGAATAGTCTGTGCTACAGAAAAACAAATACAAGAAGTATTAAATGATAGCTACGGAAAAAGAGATACATGAAAATAGAAGATATTATGACAATGTGGACTAAAGATAGTTCCATTGATGAAACTGAATTGGCCACAGAGAGTTCAAATATACCAGTTCTACACAACAAGTATTTGAAAATATTCATGGCAGAACGTATAAAATTATTCTCAGCAAAATCTGAACTCAAGAAAAAACGTAGAGTTATATTAGAATACTATCTAGGAGAACTTGATCAAGAAGAATTGCAAGAACTTGGTAGAGAACAATTCTATAAAAAATTATTGAAGAATGAAGTGGATTTATATGTAGATAGTGATGATGCTCTTACAGAACATAGTTTAAGAGTGTCAGTACAAGAAGAAAAAGTTAACTACATAGAAGCTATTTTACGACAAATAAATAATAGAGGATTTCAGATAAAGAATGCAATCGACTGGAATAGATTCATTACAGGATAGAGAAGAAGTAGTATCTAGACTAAAATTGAGAATAGCGAAATTTAAAAAAGATCATGCTGAATTATGGAACAAGAAGTACGACTATCCAGAAGTGAGAGTAGTAGAAGAGACTCAATTAGAGTCAGAAAATACAACTCCGTCTATATACAAGTTGATGCTGAAAAATCAACATGCAGAGAATTAAGTGAGTACTTTACATTTGATGTTCCTGGTGCTAAATTTATGCCAGCATATCGTAATAGATACTGGGACGGTAAAATACGTCTTTTCAATGTTAATACACAGCTTATCTATGGCGGACTTATATATCACATAAAACTATTTGCAGAACAACGTGATTATGATTTGTATGCAGAAGATAATCTAGATTCAGTACATGATATATCAATTCCTCAATTAGAAACTTTCACTAAAAATTATAAAATAAAACCTTACGATTATCAGATTGGTGCTATGGCACATGCTCTGCGAACAGAGAGGGCCTTGATTTTATCACCAACTGCGAGTGGTAAATCTCTAATTATATTTATGTTGTGTGATTATCTGAAAGGTAGGAAGCTTATTATCGTACCTACTACTTCATTAGTGTTTCAGTTAGATAAAGACTTCGAATCATATTATACTAACAATATCTATTCTACACACTTAATCATGGCAGGGCAAGACAAAAATGCAGATGCAGACATTTTTATTTCAACATGGCAATCTATCTATAAACAACCAAAGAAATGGTTTGATCAGTTTGATGTTGTAATAGGTGATGAAGCACATTTATTTAAAGCTAATTCTCTTACTAAGATAATGACTAAGCTAGAAAACTGTGATTATAGATTTGGATTTACTGGTACGCTAGATGGTACTCAAACACATAGATTGGTATTAGAAGGTTTATTTGGATCTGTGATGAAAGTGATATCGACAAAAGAATTGATTGAAACTGATAGAATAGCTGATTTAAGAATAAAAGCACTAGTATTGAAGTATAGTGATGAAACAAGAAAAATAATGAAAGAAGCTAAGTACGATGAAGAAATAAAATTTTTAGCACAGTGTAGTGAAAGAAATAATTTCATAAAGAACTTAGCATTGGGTAGAACTGGTAATACTTTAGTATTATTTCAGATGGTAGAAAAACATGGTAGAATACTATATGATTTAATAAATAGTAAAGCAGGTAAAAGAAAGATATTTTTTATATATGGAGGAGTTGATGTCGAAGAAAGAGAACGTGCTAGGGAAATTACTGAAAAAGAGAATGATGCTATCATCATTGCTAGTTACGGAACTTTCTCTACTGGTATCAACATACGAAACTTACATAATATTATTTTTGCTAGTCCTAGTAAGTCCCGTATAAGAAACTTACAATCAATAGGAAGAGGATTAAGAAAAGGTGATAAAAAGAATAAAGCAACTCTTTATGATATTGCTGACGATTTATCTTATAAATCTTGGAATAACTTCACTCTTAAACATTTTGCAATAAGAGTAAAGATGTATAATGAAGAAGAATTTGATTATAAGATATATAACATAAGGTTAAAAGATGATAACTCTAATAAAACTAGTAAATTCAGAAACACTTCTAGCACGGCAAATCTACCGATCTAATGATAAAATAACTATTATAGATCCACTAAAAATGGAGTTCTATAGCGATCACGCTGGCCCAGTAATGCATTCTACATTCTGGATACCATTAACAGAAGAAGAGATAAATGTTGACATAGACATGACACATGTGATATTATCAATGAAAGCACCCAAAGATTTAGCAGAGTTTTATATTAAATCACTTGCTAAAATCAAAGAGGGTGATAGTGAAGAAGAAAAAAAAGAACTTGAACAAAGGGTTAAAGATGCTATTAAACAATTTACAAAAAAAACTTCAAACACTGCTAGTTGGACTTTACACTGATGGCTAAAAGAAAAAAACATAACTATGTAGATAATAAAAAGTTTTTAGAAGAAATGATAAATTACAGAAATTCTGTACTACAATCAAAAGATACTGAAATAGAACGTCCTAGAGTACCATTTTATATAGGTGATTGTATTATGAAAATTGCTACACATTTATCATATAAACCTAACTTTATAAACTATACATTTAGAGAAGAGATGGTTGCAGATGGTGTTGAAAACTGTTTGCAATATATTGATAATTTTAATCCCGAAAAATCTAGAAATCCATTTGCTTATTTTACACAGATTATTTACTTTGCTTTTCTTAGACGAATACAAAAAGAAAAGAAATATTTGTATACAAAATATAAAGCATCCGAAAATGTAAATTTATTTGGCCAGACAGCCGAAAAATCTGGAAACGATATACCTTTCGATAATAAAATTAAATATAATGAATGGAGTGAAGAATATATGAATGATTTTATAGAAAACTTTGAAGAGAATAAACGTAAAAAGAAAAGAAAAACTGTTGCACCTTTAGATAAATTTATAGCTGAACAATGAGAATAGCTATCATTAATGACACCCATTGGGGTGCAAGAAATGATTCTCAGCAATTCTTAGATTATTTCAAAAAGTTTGTAGATAATATATTCTTACCTTACATAGATGAAAACAAGATAGATACTGTCATACATCTTGGTGATATCGTAGATAGACGTAAGTATATAAACTATGTCACACTCAGACATCTAAAAGATAATCTTATACAACCATTGTTAGATAGAAAAATAGATTTACATGTTGTCATTGGTAATCACGATGTACCTTACAAGAATACTAATGAGATAAACTCTATGGCAGAATTGTTTGATAAGCATAGTGTAAAGTATTATTCAGAAGCAGAAGTCGTAACATTCGATGGTACTGATATATTATTTTTGCCTTGGATAAACACATCTAATTATGCAAACTCTATGGACATGATAAAGAATGCAAAAGCACAAATTTGTATGGGACATCTAGAGATAGCAGGTTGTACTCTCATGAGAGGTATCACCTCCGATCATGGTATAAGTATAGATACTTTCAAACATTTTGATACAGTATTATCTGGCCATTTTCATACAAAATCTACAAGTAATAATGTGCATTATCTTGGCACCCAATATGAACTGACATGGAGCGACTATCAAGATCCAAAAGGCTTTCATGTATTTGATACAAATACTAGAGAGATAGAGATGGTAAGAAATCCATATCGTATGTTTCATAAAGTATTTTACGATGATGTTAATAAAACTTCAGAAGAGATATTGCATAAAGATTACTCTATGTTTGGTAACACATATGTCAAAGTGATTACACAAGAGAAAGAGAACCCATATACATTTGATTTGTTTATGGATAAACTCTATCAAGAAAATCCTATCGCAGTGCAGATTGTAGATGATCACTTGAACTTACATTTAGAAGGTGATGATGATCTAGTCAATCAAACTCAAGACACTGTAACTATACTATCTAATTACATTGAGAACATGGAAACGAGTGTACCAAAGAAAAGACTCGACAATCTCATGAGAACATTGTATAATGAAGCTTTATATATGGAAGTATAATGATATATTTTGAAAATATTAGATGGAAGAACTTTCTATCAACAGGCAATCAATGGACAGATATACCCTTAGACACTCACTCAAATACAATTATAGTAGGTGAGAACGGTGCTGGTAAGTCAACGATACTTGATGCACTATGTTTTGTACTATTTAATAAACCATTTCGTAAAATTAGTAAATCACAAATGTTGAACTCAATCAATATGGGTGGACTAGAAGTCGAAGTGAAATTTAAGATAGGTAAAATGAACTATACCATACGTAGAGGTATGAAACCAAATATATTTGAGATACATCAAGATAGCACTTTACTCAATCAACCAGGTTCAGCTAGAGATTATCAGAAGCAACTAGAAGAGACTATACTAAAACTAAACTTCAAATCTTTCACACAGATAGTTGTTCTTGGTGCATCTACATTTATACCTTTCATGCAACTGTCCGTGTCGCATAGACGAGAGGTGATAGAAGATTTATTAGATATTAGTATATTCTCTAACATGGGTAAACTATTGAAAGATAGAGTTGCAGAAAATAAAGAATCTATACGTGACTCAGACTATCAGATTGATTTACTTAAAACAAAGATTGATACACAACAATCATATATTCGTAAACTCAAAGAGCAGAATGATGATACGATAGCTACATTTCAAAACTTGATAGATGGGGCCCAAGATGAAATCAATGACTTAACACAACTATCAAATGGGATTGTAGAGAAGATAGAGTTTCTATCAGAAGATGTTGCACCACTCAAAGTCAATGAAAATAAGAAAGCAAAACTTATCGACATTCACAACAGAATGCAAAGAAAGATAAAGAATGCAGAAAAGAGAATAGCTTTCTTCACTGATAATGCAGAGTGTCCTACTTGTTCTCAAGATATCAATGATGATATCCGTGACAGTAAAATATCAGAAACAAATGCTACCATAGTAGAAGTGCAAGCCGGTGAAGGTGAGTTACAGAAACAATTAGCTGAACTAGATGGTAAAATAAATGATATGTTATCAGCACAACAAGTATTAGTAGGATTACAGACAGAGATTGCTGAAAATAATTCTAGTATAAAATCTCTAAACAAATCTATACAGAAAAATCAGAAAGAAATCGAGAAGATAAAAGATACTGGTGTAGATAGTGTTGAGACATATGAAAAACTTAAACTCTACGAAGATGATAAGAGACTTAATGAACAGAGAAAAGAAGAGTTAGTCAATGATAGAGAACTATTCAGTGTAGCAGTAAACATGCTCAAAGATGATGGTATCAAAAAGAAAATCATTAAGCAATATGTACCAGTGATGAATAAGCTTATCAACAAATATTTGGCCTCTCTAGATTTCTTTGTATTGTTTGAACTAGACGAGCAGTTCAATGAAGTTATTAAGAGTAGACACCGTGACGAGTTTTCATATGCATCATTCTCAGAAGGCGAGAAAATGAGAATAGACTTAGCATTACTATTCACATGGCGTTCTATAGCAAAACTAAAAAACTCTATCAATACAAATCTACTAATACTTGATGAAGTGTTTGATGCATCACTAGATAATAATGGTTGTGATGAGTTTCTAAAGCTATTAAATCAGTTAGATAATCAGACAAACGTATTTGTGATATCTCACAAAGGTGATATACTATCAGAGAAGTTTAAGCATCAGATACGATTTGAGAAATACAAAAACTTTAGTAGAGTTGCTTAATGGGTAAGCGAAGTGATTTCGTTAGAAAGGATAGAGACTTCTATGCTACACCATATGAAGCAGTTGTACCTTTATTCGAACACTTACCTAAGAAACAATTTGGATTTGCAGAACCTTGTGCTGGTGATGGTGCTTTAGTTAAACATATAGAAGACTCATCAAATGGTTGGTGTTCTTGGGCCAGTGACTTAGAACCTCAAGTAGATATAGCAGAGAGAGGTATTATACTTACTAGAGATTATAGAGAAGTTACTATGTCCGACTTATACGAAGCAGATTACATAATTACTAATCCACCTTGGGATAGAAAAATATTACACGATATGATAGATCGTTTTACCAATTGTAGAAAGACTTGGTTATTGTTTGATGCAGACTGGATCCACACAAAACAAAGTAAACCATACCAACACTTGATTAAAAAAATAGTAAGTATAGGGCGAGTAAAGTGGATTCCAGGAACTAAGTCAGTGGGTAAAGATAATTGTTGTTGGTATTTGTTTGATAGATATTATGATGGAGTTACAAAGTTTTATGGAAAAAAATAAGAAAATATGGGATATACCTACGATACTAGGTTTCAAAAGACATGTAGTAGAAACTAATCAAAAGTCAGATGATGATGTAGATACACGAGTCAATGTACACACTCTATATAAACATAGGTGGGTTTGGTATCATATGATATTATGTATACAAATGATCTTGACAAACATACTTCTAGTTGGTATACTAGTGACATTAGCTATAAAACTGTAGAGAGGTAATATGACAGATAAAGTAAAAGAAACTACAGAGTATGAAAGTCTTCTTGGAATTCAAGAAAAACCAAATGCAGACTTAACATCTTTTATGCCAGAACTTGATGAAACTGTAGTTCAAGAACCTTGGAAAAAGCATTGGAAAGAAATGCCAGAGTACAAACAAGAAGATAAGAAAACATATAAAACTATCTATGTACATTTTAGAACTAAAGAAGATTTTGATGAATTTTGTGAAAAGTATTCACAAGTTGATCGTGAAATGAAACCCACTGATAAAACTAAATCAATGTGGTATCCAAAACTAGAGATTACTAAAAACTCTCTATTAAGATGGATTGAAGATGACAAATCCTAGACACCCAGTTTATATTATTTCTAAAACACGACATGAGTCTATGAAGACTTCACGTAGTTTAAATCGTATGAGAATACCACATTATATTGCGATAGAACCACAAGACTGGAATAACTACGAGCAAGCACTAAAAAACTTTGATTTAGATTTAGTAACACTTTTAGAACTTCCCTTTAGTAATCATGGCGATGGCCCTGGTAGAGCAAGAAACTGGTGTTGGGATCATTCGATATCTATTGGTGCAGATTATCATTGGGTATTAGATGATAATATAGATGACTTCTATAGACTACATGAAAATATACGTATACGTGTTGAGAGTGGTGTAATATTCAGAGCCGCAGAAGACTTTGTAGAAAGATATGAAAATGTACCAATCTCTGGTTTTCAATATCGTTTCTTTATAGCCGCTAATCAGAAATATCCACCATTCGTAGCAAACACAAGAATATACTCTACATTGCTTATCAGAAACGATTGTAAGCACAGGTGGCGAGGTAGATACAATGAAGACACTGATATATGTCTTAGAGTATTAAAAGATGGTGATTGTACGATTCAGTTCAATGCTTTTATGCAAGGTAAAGCCGCTACACAAACTGTTAAAGGTGGAAATACTGAAGAGTTTTATCATGCAGAACACACAGAGAATGAGCAGTTTAAAAAGACTGGTTACAATACTGATGGTACAATCAATAAATCTAAGATGCTGGCAGACTTACACCCAGATGTAGCTAAGGTAGTTTGGAAGTATGGTAGATGGCATCATTATGTTGACTATGGGCCTTTCAAGAAAAACAAACTTAGATTTAAACCTGGTGTAGAAGAAAGATTAACGAGTAAGCCAAATAATTATGGCATGAGATTAATAACAAACTTTGGTGTTGACACTACGTAGAGATTTGTGTTATTATAAATAAGATGTACCGAAATATAGTGATTCTATATTTGGGTATTTAACATTAATAAATTAAATCGTATAAGACAAATAAATCTTATAGGATAGAAAGAAGACTAAAATGAATAAACTTCATAAGTTTATGTTAAATTCTAACATAATAGAATTTACAAATGATCACCTAGACATTAACACAGATTTTTATAATATAGAAAGAAAACCTGAGTATTTCAGTTTTGATAATATGGGTTTATCTTATCAAGGAACTCATTTATTTTCTAATAAAAGAATACAAAATGCAATAATACATGATTCAAATAGTCAATTATTTCGACAAACAAGAAATTCTAAAATACCAGGAATGAAGCATGATATAAAAGAAAGAGGAATTGATATAAGAGAAAAGCCTTTACAAATTGTTTGTACTAAAGGTGAAAATATGGAAAACGTAAGAGTCGAACATCTATTTAATGGTAATTCATTTAACGAAGCATTATATGGAGCGGCCCCGAATCTAGAAAATAGAATGTGTGCGGTTTACTTTAAAAATGCAAATTTTACTTTAGCGAATTTAATTCAAGTTGGAGCTTTTCTTAATACATTAGATTATCAATCTGAACCTCTGAATGATGCATCACTTGCAGTTATCTTAAAGAGAATGATGGAAGATGAAGGTTCTGTTTATACACTAAAGCCAAATCCAACTAGTAAAGAACTTTCGAAATGGAAAAAAGAAGTTGAAAAAGCAGTAGTGTTTATGATGGGTGTAACTGAAGAACAAGTTCAGCAAAGCAAATATACAAAAATAATTGAAGATGTTTTAAATGAAAAGTCAGTATATATTCCATATATTTCAATAAGTAATGAAAAGCAAGTTGTTGAGCAATTAAGAAAGTTTGGCTATCATGATAATATAGTTAATAGTTATGATGGTGTTAAATGGGCATCTTATGGTTCAAACTGGAAGGGACTGTTAAGTTCAGATCTGAATTATTATAATGAAGATCCTACTTTTTATAAAGAGGGTGGGACACTAAAAAGAGTTATTCACTGTGGAAAACCTGACATGAAAAATCCATTATATGATTTTTGTAAAAGACTGGTTAAAGATTGGAAACAAGAATGGGATAAGTTTGAAGATTTTGTTAAGCCAAACAGATACAATATGGATGTAGAAATAGTCGGTGTATTTCAGCAACTTGATGTCTTAGAAGAAAAAACAGGTTTCAAGAAAGGCAATATTATGCCATTTTCTGCATTGAAGCATTTTTGGGAAAATAATTATGAAGCTATTCGTGATGGTGATTATTCAAAAATACCAAATCATGGCGATAAGAAAAAAGTAAAATTATCTAAATTAGAAGAAAAATTTGCGGCATAAGAAAGATTAGGGGTTGACAACTCTCTCTGGTTATGGTACATTATAAGAGTAATTAGAGAGAGTGATTCGCAAATGACAGTAAATATCCAATCCAAAGAAGTTCTTGCAAGATTGCTTGCTACCGAGAATATTAATGTCGAACATAAAAATGTCGGTACTGCAAGCTTTGATGTTAAGAATAGAAACTTAGTTCTTCCTTTGTGGGACGATATGCAGAACTTCACATACGATCATCTAGTTGGCCATGAAGTTGGCCATGCTTTATATACTGATGCTGATATGTGGGGTTCTGCAATTGATAAACACGGCAAGAACTTCAAAGGCTTTTACAATATTGTAGAAGATGCTAGAATAGAAAAGAAAATTCAAAGAGTATATCCTGGCTTAAAAAGATCTTTCATTCAATCATATAAGAAAATGTTAGCTGATGGTTTTTTTGGCAAGAGTGAAGATGAGATAAATAATTTCAAGCTAATCGACAGAATCAATGTTTACTTCAAGTGTGGTATGTCTACACCTGTTGATTTTGCTAAAGATGAAAAGAAGTGGTTAGATATCATTTCTAAAATAGAAACTCAAGAAGATGCTGAGAAAGTTGCTCTTGAGTTATTTAAGTTAGCACAAGAAGAATTAGAGCAAGAGCAACAGGCTCAAAAAGAATTAGAAGAGGAGATGGAAGATGGATCCGATGACAACGATTTTGATTATGACGATGGTGACATGGGTGATGACGATTATGGTGACACTGAAGATGGAGACGATGGTTCTGAAGAATCAGATGAAGAAGGCGAAACTGAAAGTGTTAGCAAATCAGTAAGTGAAACTGAAGATGAATCAGAAGAAACAGAGGTTACTGAAGTTCAATCTATCTCTGATGATATTACTTCTGGTTCTGGTACTTCTTTAGATCCTAATGCACCTATCGCAGTTACTGAACAAGCTTTAGAAAATAGTATTGAAAAAGAATATAGTCAAGAAACTGATAAAAATATTACCAACATGTACTTAAACTTAAATGCTAAGTACCATGAAGATATTATCTGGGACTACAAAAAAGTTTTGAGTCTTGCTAAAAGTGATACTCTTGCCGCTGGCACCAAGATGTATAAAGATTTTCAAAGAAATAATAAAAAGACAATCAATTATCTTGTTAAAGAATTTGAAATGAAGAAGAAAGCGGCCGAGTATAAAAGAGCAACAGTTTCTAAAACTGGTGTTATTGATACACTCAAAATGAACAATCACAAATTTTCTGATGATATATTCAAGAAAATGACAGTGGTACCTGATGGTAAAAATCATGGCTTAATAATGTTTATTGACTGGAGTGGTTCAATGGCTAGTCAGTTGGGTAACACTGTTGATCAGTTAATCAACTTAGTTAGCTTTTGCCGACAAGTTCAGATACCATTTCAAGTTTATGCTTTCAGTGATAATGACAAAGGTAGTGCTACGCTTAGAGAGTCTTCAGATATTAGTCAGTTTAAAACTGGTGAAACACTTCATGGTGATCACTACCACTTGCTACAGTTCTTTGATGATAAAATGTCAAGAACTGAGTTTCAAAAAATGTGTGCATTAACTCTTGCAGTTGGTAAGTACTGGGAGAATAGATATCGATTTGATCATAGATATGGTTCTTACAATGTTGATTACAAACTATGGTTGTCAGGTACACCTTTGAATGATGCAATCATTTCTGCCCACCACTTAGTGGCAAAGTTTAAGAAAGTAAAAAGACTCGATATTGTCAATACAGTTTTTCTTACTGATGGTGAGGGTTTCTATCAACACTATAAAAATGATAATGGAAATAGAAGTTACATTGGCTATGGTATCGATACTTTAATTATTCACAATCCCATCAACAAAAAGCAGTATAGAATTTCTAATGCTAGAAGAGGTGGTTATGGAGTTGATAATAGTGCAGTTACTAGAAACCTTATCAAGTCATTAAGAGAGCATACAAATAGTAATGTTATCGGGTTTCATATTTTACCTAATAGAAAGCCTAGTGCAATACAAGCTTTACCAAGATCATTAGACTATTCTCAGAAAGAGAAAGTATTTGCTGAAATGAAAGCTTACAAGTTTGCAACTATTACAACTAATGGTTACACTAAGCAATTCACAATACTTGGTAATGATTTACAAACTTCAAATGGTGCGATAGATGTTTCTGAAACTGCAACTACGGCTCAAATCAGAAACGCTTTCAAGAAAGCAAACAAGGGTAAAAAAGAAAGTAGAGTTATGCTTTCAAAATTTATTGATTTAGTAGCTTGACATTTCTGCCAGTCCTGCTATTATAATAGTGTAAGTGATTCGAATTTTTAATTGAGAGGTTATATTATGATAAATTCAAAACAACAAGCTTTTGTCGATGCCGCTATTGACAAGTTTGGTACCGATAAAATCACATCGGCCCAAATCAAAGAAGTTCAAGCTATGGGGTTTCCTAAGCCGAACTTTCTTATTTACGATAAGAACTCTGATGGTTCTTGGACTTATAGAATTGGTAGAGGTTTATACCAGCTACCAGTTTCTGAAATTAAAACTGCAACTACAGTTGCTCCTACTGAAGTTGTTGAAGATACTACGGCTCAGGCCGCTCTGATGCCTGCTCCTAAAAAATCTTTGACTATGGATCATAATGGTTTCACTGAGAATTTGATACCAGCTATCGATCCTCTTTTTGTTCCTTTTGGTAACTTCACCAAAATCAAAAAGATTGTTTCTTCTAGAATGTTTTATCCTGTTTATGTTACTGGGTTATCTGGTAATGGTAAAACATTTGGTATTGAGCAAGCTTGCGCCCAAGCCAAAAGAGAAGTTATTCGAATCAACTTCACTATCGAAACTGATGAAGATGATTTGATCGGTGGTTTTCGACTTGTCGATGGTGACACCAAGTTCTTCAAAGGCCCTATCATCAATGCGATGGAGAAAGGCGCCGTTGCTTTGCTTGATGAGTTAGACTTAGCTAACCCAGCCAAAGTAATGTGCTTACAATCAATACTTGAAGGCAAAGGTTACTTCATCAAAAAGACTGGTGAGTTTATCAAGCCCAAAGATGGTTTCACAGTAGTTGCTACTGCTAACACCAAAGGTAAAGGCTCTGACGATGGCCGATTTATCGGTACCAATGTGATGAATGAGGCTTTCTTAGAAAGATTTCCTATCACTGTCGAGCAAGAGTATCCTTCACCAGCTATTGAGAAAAATATTCTCGGTAAAGTTTTCACTGACTTGAATATTGTTGACGATGGTTTTGTTGGCAAGCTTGTAGATTGGGCTGACATTATCAGAAAAACTTTTGTTGATGGTGGTGTTGACGAGATTATCTCAACAAGAAGGCTAGTTCACATAGCAAAAGCTTTCTCAATATTCGATGACAAAATGACAGCCATCGATATGTGCATCAATCGATTTGACGAGGACACCAAGTTATCATTTAAAGACTTGTATACCAAAATTGATATAGATGTTTCTTCTGAAACTGAAATACCTAACACTGCCGTTGAGAATGAAGAAGAAATACCATTCTAATAAAACTTATATAACCTCGAAAGCCTGTCTTGACAAAGATGGGCTTTTTAGTATATAATCATAACAATATATTATGAAAAGGAATATAACTTGGAAATACAAATTGAATTAGCTGATCTACGTAAGAAAAAAATATTCGTAGCTACGCCTATGTACGGTGGACAATGTCATGGTATGTATACTAAATCGAGTTGCGACTTAGCTAAGATTGCTCAAGCATATGAGATGGACATTAAAATGTTTTATCTCTTCAATGAATCTTTAATTACCAGAGCAAGAAACTATTGTGTAGATGAATTTTTACGTAGTGATTATACTCATATGATGTTTATAGATTCGGATATAGGATTTGATCCTAACGATGTTTTATCACTAGCTATTCTAGCTGAAGAGGGTAATAGAGATATTGTTTGTGGGCCATATCCTAAAAAGACAATAGCTTGGGAAAAGATAAAGCAAGCAGTAGAGATGGGTTTTGCTAATGAGAATCCTGGCTTATTAGAAAACTATGGTGGTGATTATGTTTTTAATCCATTATCTGATGATAAAGAATTAAGATTAGATGAACCTATACCTGTTCTTGAAGGTGGAACTGGGTTTATGATGATAACAAAAAATGCTTTTAAAAAATTTGATGAAGCTTATCCAGAATTAAGATATTTTCCAGATCATGTTCGAACTGCACATTTTGATGGTAGTCGTGATATTGGTATGTACTTTCAGGCATTAATAGATCCAGAGTCAAAAAGATATCTTTCAGAAGATTATATGTTTTGTCAGTATATGAGAAAAGCTGGAATTAAAACTTATTATTGTCCATGGATGAAATTATCACATACTGGTAGTTATGTTTTTGGTGGTAGTTTACTAGACTTAGCACAACTTGGTGCCTCAGCAACTGCTGATCCAGAACAAGTAGCAAAAATGAAAAAGAAAAAGAAAGAAGGTATACAATTGAACTTAGGAGAAGTTAAGTGAGTGAAAAAGTAAACTTTAAATTTGGTGAAGATAAAATTCTTAAAGAGTTGTACGATTATGTATCTGCAACTTATAAAGGACACTATTCTACAAACCAATTTCAATCGACAGAATTTATAATCGATTGCGGACATGGCGAAGGTTTTATGCTTGGTAATATAATCAAGTATGCACAGAGATATGGTAAGAAGAATGGTAAGAATAGAGCGGACTTGCTAAAAGTGGCTCACTATGCTATAATGGCTTTACATATAGATTCAAATCAATCAGGAGAAAATGATGATGCAAATAAGTGATGATACAATTGAAGTACTAAAAAACTTTGGTACAATAAACCCCTCCCTATCTTTCAAAGCAGGAAATACTGTCCGTACAGTTTCAGAGCAGAAAAATATTCTTGCCCAGGCAGTGATTGGTGAAACTCTTCCAATGAACTTTGCAATATATGAACTAAATCAATTCTTAGGTTTAGCTAGTTTATATGAGAAGCCTGATTTTGCTTTTGGTGAAAGAGAAGTAGTACTAAGTGAAGGTAATAATAGATCAACCTATACATATACTGATCCTTCTATGGTAACTTCTGCACCAGATAAAAATCTAGAATTAGATAGTATAGATGTATCTGTAAAAGTTAGTGCTGATGATTTAAAGAAAGTTCTAATGGCCGCTAATCAACTAGGTTTACCTGAAGTTGTTGTTCGTGGTGCAGATAGTAAAATATCTTTAGTAGCAACTGATACAAAAAATCCTACTTCTAATGAACATAGTGTAATTCTTGGTGAAACAAATAATGTTTTCTCAATGGTATTTAAAACTGAGAATTTACAAAAATTAAGTGTAAGTGATTATAACATAGAGATATCAAAATCTGGTATTGCTCATTTTAAATCAACTGCAAAAAACATTCAATATTGGATAGCGACAGAAACAAACTCTACCTTTTCTTAATATTGAAATTTTATATTATGGTGAATTATGCGAGAAGACTTTTTGTGGGTAGAGAAGTATCGCCCAAAGACAATAAAAGATACTATACTAAGTCCTGAGTTAAAAACTTTATTTCAGACTTTCGTTGATAATAAAAATGTACCTAATCTTCTTCTGACTGGTTCTCAAGGCATAGGTAAGACTACTGTTGCTAAAGCTATGTTAGAAGAATTAGGTGCTGACTATATTGTTATCAATGGTTCTGATGAAGGTAGATTAATAGATACACTCAGAACTAAAATTAAAAACTTTGCATCGTCTGTATCTCTAGCAGGTGGACGTAAGTATGTAATCTTAGATGAAGCAGATTATTGTAATGCAGAAACAGTTCAACCTGCACTCAGAAACTTCATGGAAGAGTTTAGTAAGAACTGTGGTTTTATAATGACATGTAACTTTGTCAATAAGATTATACAACCACTTCATAGTCGTTGTTCAGTTATAGAGTTTAAGATAGCAAACAAAGATAAGCCCAGTATGGCTAAAGAATTGTATGCTAGAATTTTAAATATTCTCAAACAAGAAAATGTTAGCTTTGAAGAAAAAGTAATTCAACAAGTTCTCGGAAAACATTTTCCTGATAATCGTAGAATACTAAATGAGTTGCAAAGATATTCTGCAACTGGCCATATTGATAGTGGTATACTTGCTAATCTATCCGAGACAAGTATCAAAGATTTAATGCAACTATTAAAAGATAAAGAGTTCACAACAATTCGTAAATGGGTTGGTAAGAATATTGATGGTGATGTTGCACCGATGTTTCGAAAAATATATGATACAATAAATCAATATGCAAAACCAAGTAGTCTACCTCAGATTGTTGTTACGCTTGCCGACTATCAATACAAGTCTGCTTTTGTAGCTGATCAAGAAGTTAACTTTATGGCATTTCTTACAGAGTTAATGGTAGATACAGAATGGCAGTAAAGAAAACAAATCCATTTGACTATATTAGTGCTATCAATACTTCTAAGAAAAACCTCATGCGAGGTAGTAATAACGATACAATAGCAGAAAAAGAATATAGTCCATTTCTAACTAATCGTGCATTATCTTATTTCAGTGATACGATAGGTTATGCCAATGAACTTAACCTAAGACACCATGCTGACAATCTTTTACAATTTGAGTATTTACTAAATATTGTCAGGCCTAAGAAAAGATTTTCTAAGTGGGTGAAAAAAGAAAATGATAGAGACTTGTCTCTTGTGAAAGAGTATTATGGATATAGCAATGCAAAGGCAATTCAAGTTCTATCAATTCTTACACCAGATCAGATTAAATTTATCAAGGGTAAATTAGAAAAAGGTGGAGTATGATTGATTTAGATAGTTTAGTAGAAGTTACACTGAAAGAAGATGAAGACTTTCTCAAGATAAGAGAAACTCTTACACGTATAGGTGTAGCAAGTAGAAAAGATAAAACTTTATTTCAAAGTTGCCATATTCTTCACAAGCAATCTCGGTACTATATCTGCCACTTCAAGGAGCTTTTCTCTATGGATGGAAAGCCGAGTAACTTTACAGAAGATGATATGGGAAGAAGAAATACAATAGCTAATCTTTTAGCTGAGTGGGGTTTAGTAAAACTAGTTAGTGAAGATAAGTCAAAAGATCCAGTAGCACCATTATCTCAAATAAAAGTGTTACCCCATAAAGAAAAAGATGGATGGACTTTATCTGCAAAATATAACATAGGAAAGAAAAGATAATGGGAAGGCGAGGACCAATGAGATACATTACTAACTTTGATAAAGTAGTAGACTTCATGAGAGCATTTAAACAGAATGTAGCAGATAAACCTACTATGTTAGATGAAAAGACTTTACAACTTAGACTAGAACTCATAGAAGAAGAACTAAGAGAACTTTATCTTGGTGTTGAAAGAAAGAACATAATAGAAGTTGCTGATGCTCTTACTGATTTGCTCTATGTTGTTTATGGTATGGGAGCGGCTATGGGTATAGAACTAGACTATTGTTTTGCTGAAGTTCATAGTAGTAATATGTCTAAATTGGGTGAAGATGGCAAACCGATATATCGTGAAGACGGAAAAGTATTAAAAGGCCCTAACTATAAACCACCTAATCTTTATGATTGTGTACATCATGAAGAAGTATTAGAAAAGCTAAAGAAGATAGAAGCTAATTCATATAATACTGATAGAGAGCAAGTTCAACAGTTAAGTTTATTTGATGAGGACTCTGCCGTTACAGGCAAGTGACTTGACAAAAGCATAAATTTTTGTTATTATAAATACAGTTGAAGTACGCCTATTAAGGGTGCTTCTTAATTTTAATATTCTAGCTTAATAAAGGAGAATAGCAATGAATAACCTTACCACATTTGACATTAATAAATTCACACCCTATGCTGTAGGATTCGATAGAGTATTGGATCAACTTATGAATCATACTCACAATATGGCCACATCAACTGGATTTCCTCCATATAATATAGTCAAACATGACGAATATGAATTTTCAATTGAGATGGCGTTAGCAGGATTCTCAAAAGAAGATATTGAAGTCGTTGTAGAAGACGGCACTATTACAGTTAAATCAGTATTTGACGATAAAGTCGAAAATGCTGAAGTA